CCAATCACTTATGAGCTAATTTTGAGGGCATAGCAATGGCACGGCAAATTGACTTAGGCGACATTTCAAAGCTTGCAGAAGATGAGCTTGAGGAGCTGGTCATTTTTGCGGCAAAGGTTTGGGAGGGTCAGATAAAAGAAAAAACGCCGGTTGATATCGGAGATCTTCGCGGAAGGTGGCGTCAAGTGAAGGTCAGCAAAACACGAATCGAGATTCAAAATAATTTGCCTTATGCCGAGCCAGTGGTCTACGGAAAAAACCTTCCACCATCTTGGGGCGGCGTTTACCGCACAAGGCAAAACCCGCCGACGGTCCCCGGCTATCCAGATATTTTGGCTAAAGAAATCGCTGCATTTCAGATCCCCGCCAGAATTGAGCTCATACGCCGTAGGAATCGCTGATGGCTGCTGTTGATCTCAATACCGTTCGATCGATCATTGAGGGCCGCCTTGCGACTGAGCTGGCGCTTTCCCCGGCGATCCCTGTGGTGTTTCACAACATGCCGAACAAGCCCACGGCTCGATCATCCTGGGTTCAATGCCTTGTTCAATTTGGCGGGAATCAATATCTGAGCCAGGGCCTGACAGCAAGGGGCAGCACTAAAGTCATCGGCGTTTTGCTGTGCAACATCTTCACACCTAAAGGCGTTGGGCCTGGCGCTAATTATGTGATTGGGAAACGGGTTCGAGATCTCTACAATAGGGCCATAGTTTCTGGCGTCTTCTTTGACGCTGCTGACGGCCCTGCAGTTGTGGATTCCCCTCAACCGGAACCGTTTTTTCAAACAAGGGTTTCCGTGACCTTTGAATTTATCGAGGATCTTTGACCAATGGCAACAATCAGAGGTGAGCAGGGCGCCGTCCAATTCGACGCTGCAGGCAGCGCTAACGCAACCATCGTCGGCACCCGCAGTTGGTCGCTCAGCATCACGAAAGAGACTCTTGACACGACCAAGCACGGCGACACCGCTCGAAGTTTTGTCGGCAGCCTGATTTCAGGATCTGGAACTGTTGAGCTGGTCTACGACCCAGACGCAACAGGCCAAGCGGCATTCATTGAAGATGTCCTGACTGCGGCTGACGCATCAGACGCGACGTTTGAGCTGTTTACGACGGGTACGACTCCGGGCTCTGATTCCATAAGCTTTGCCGGCATCATTACAGACGCTGAGATCGGATCAGCTGTTGGTGATTTGGTGACCGTCAGTTGCAACTTCGTGACGAGCGGCGATATTATTGGCAACCTTGAATAAGCTAAGCTTCTATTAAAGAAAGCCTATTCATGCCAAGAAATCGCCCCGTTGATTTGCTGGTTGAGGAATTTGACCTTAACCAGCGGCGAAAATTTGACGTAAAGAATGCAGACGGCAAGGTTGTGATCAGTTTGTATTTCAAGCCGATCACAAGGGCAGACCGCAAAAAATCCCAGCAACTAGCTGGCACTGATGAAGCGTTGGACCTGAGCACTCAGATGCTGTGCCAGATGGCAGAGCTTGAGGACGGCTCGAAGGCATTTGCACCGGCTGACGCGCCAAAGCTGCAGCGGCAGTTACCTGAAAGCGTGCTGAATGATCTTGAGCTGTTTTTGTTTGGCATTGGCGAAGAGGCCAGCCTTGAAGACGCAAAAAACGACTGAAGCAGGATGGGTGGCTCTTCTTTGAGTTTCACCTGGCCTGCGAGTTAGGCATGACCGTTAGCAGACTGCGAACAGAGCTGACCGATGCTGAGATGGTGCATTTTGCCGCGTATTACGAGTTGAAGGCAGAGAAAGAGCAGGAGGCAATGGACCGCGCAAAAAGAGGGGGCCGATAGAATAGGGCTATGGCTGAGTCGATCGTCAAGTTAATTGTTGATGCCACGCAGGGCATCCGATCGCTTGGGCGGTTCAAGAAAGCAACGGATGAAGCAGCTAAAAAGACAGACCTGCTGAAAAAAGCAGTCAGATTGCAAAAAGCCGCGACAGAAGCGGCGACCACAAAGCTGGCTCAGTTTGGTGATATTGCCAAATCTGCTTTTGATAAGGCGTCGAAAGCAGCGCAGAAATACCAGTCGGCGCTAGGTGGGATCAAAGGCGCAATCGTTTCGCTCGGCGTTGCAGCGCTCACAAAGCGTATGATTGGCCAAGCAGCAAGCTTCGCCCAGACACAAGTAAGGCTGAAGGCTCTATCGACTGAATATGGCGAATTTGGCAAGATCCAACAGCTAGTAAAAGATAACGCCAAGACGTTTAATCTCTCGCAGGCCGAAGCGGCAAGCCAGTTTTCAGATATTTACGCAAGGCTGAGACCGCTAAACAAGACCCTTGAAGAGGTCCAAACGGTATACAAAGGCTTTAACGCTACGGCAATTGCAAGCGGCACTAGCGCGGCTGCAGCGAGCGGGGCGTTTCTTCAGTTAAGTCAAGCGCTTGGCAGCGGCAGACTGGCAGGCGATGAATTTAGATCTGTCAGCGAGCAAATCCCAGGCATTCTGGGTTTAGTTGCTGATGAGATGGGCGTTGCTGTCAGCGAGCTGAAAAAGCTTGGCAGTGAAGGCAAAATCACTTCTGACATTCTGATCAACGCCTTGGCGAAAGGATTTGAGAAGAACAAGGATAAGATTCAGCAGATTTTGGCCGAATCACCAGCGGCAAAATTCAAAGAGTTCAGTAATGCAACCAGCGAACTAAGCAATGCAATCGGAACTGAGTTGCTCCCAGCCGTAACCCCAGCCGTTCAGGAGCTGACCAAGCTGCTTAAGGCTGCTGGCGGATTGCCAAAACCGTTGTTAGCCGTTGCCGCTGCGATTGCAGGCATAGGCAGCGCAGCATTAATCGCAGCTCCTGGGGTTGTTGCTTTAGGCAAAGCGATTGCTTTCATAAGTGGCGCCGGGCTTTTGGCTGCAGCTCCGTGGCTGGCGCTTGCCGCGGGTATCGGGGCTGTCGTTGTTGCATTGGGCCGTTATCAATCCAAATCATCACAAATTGCCGGTGCTGCGCGTACTGGTGGCGTCAAGGAAGTCGTTGCAGCGCGACAAGAGCTAAGCAAATTGGCTGGTGATACAAGCCTTTTGAGGCTTGAAAGAGATGAAGCAACAGGCAGAAAACGCGCAAACTTAACAAAACAAATTGTAAGGAACCAAAAGCGCATCAATGAATTGAAGGCAGCAATTGCAGCGAATCCTGCTGATATTGCTCAAGCAGAAGCCGCGAGCGTAACAGCACAGAACCAGTCCCAGATTGGCGATGTTGTAGGTGGTGGCAGCAGCAGCACAGGCCGCGCAGGCCGCACAGGCCCAGACCCTGTGGAAGAGGCTAGAAAGCTGGCGCAGCTTTCAAGGGATAGAGTTCAAGCTTTTGAGAATCAAGCGTTACTCGCAAGTGCAGTAAATGAAACTGAAAGAAAGAATTTTCAGCTAAATATTGACATCGCAGAACTGCAAAAGAATGCGAAAGGTTTTGCTCAAGAGGACGTTGATGCACAAGTTGCGGCAAGAATTGCGTTGGAAAACAAGCGGAACGAGGCAGAAGCCTACAAGAAAACAATTGCAGAAACTGCAAAAGAAGAAGCCGATTCTTTGGCCAGATTCTTGAGTGATTTTGATGCAGCATTTCAAGAGCTTGACGCAAAAGCAAAAGCCCAAGCCGACAAGATGGATGCGCTTTACGCTTCGATCGGCCAGACGATCTCAACGAGCATTGTTGACAGCTTGACTGCTGCTGTCGATGGCACCAAGCGGCTGTCAGACGTTGCTTCAGACACGCTGAGAAGCTTGGCAAATATCTTGCTTAAGTTTGGTCTTAATAGCCTACTAGGCGGCTTGGCCGGTGACGATGGCGTTGGTGTCTTCAGCAAGCTGTTTGGCGGGGGCAGGGCCAAAGGCGGCACCGTAATGGGCGGCAGTTCTTACATGGTCGGAGAGCGGGGGCCTGAACTCTTCACTCCTGGCCGCAGTGGCAGCATCGCACCAAACAACAGCATGGGCGGCGGCGCAAATGTGGTGGTGAATGTTGACGCATCAGGAACCAAGGCTGAAGGCGACGGACGCCAAGCGAACCAGCTCGGCGCAGCGCTAGGCGCTGCAGTTCAGGCAGAATTAATCAAGCAAAAGCGACCCGGAGGGCTCCTAGCTGCATAAATGGCAAACTTCCCAGCGATCACGCCAACCTATGACCTATCAAAAAACTCTGCTCCCAAGGTGCGCGTTGCTCAATTTGGCAGCGGCTACAGCCAACGAACGGTCTACGGCATCAATCAAAACCCGAAGTCATACCTTTTCACGTGGAATGTTTCGGAAGCCGATGCTGACACGATCGAGGCATTTCTAGACGCAAGGGGAGGGCAAGAAAGCTTTACGTTCACACCTCCCGGTGAATCAGCTGCAGCTCAATTTATCTGTAAAGAATGGCGGAAGGATATTCCTTATTTAAATAGAGCAACGATTCAGGCATTATTCGAACAGGTATTTGAGGCATGACTACACCACAATCAATACAGGAGCAGCTGCAATCTCTTGAGCCGTCTGCCATCATTGAGTTATTTCAATTGCAGTTGACAGCTGCAGTCAATGGCATCGATACGACTTTTTTCTATCACGCCGGAACGAATGAGCTTTTGGCTGATGTGGTCTTCAACGGCCTGACGTACCAAGCTGTGCCGGTAGAGGTTGAAGGCTTTGATGTTACGGGCAAAGGCGCAATCCCTCGACCTACCTTTAGGGTCGCAAACGCCAACAGCTCTATTTCAGCATTATTGGCGCTTTACAACCCGTTGCAAGGAAAGGTTACAAGGATCAGAACATGCAAGAAATTCCTTGATGCTGTCAATTTCTCAGCAGGTAATGCAACGGCAGACCCTAGCGCAAAGTTTGAGGATGAAATCTGGTATATCGATCGAGTAGCAAGCGAAAACCCTGAGCTAGTTGAATTTGAGCTGACAAGCAAGCTAGACCTGACAAATCTTGGGCTACCTCGGCGGCAAGTTGTTGAACATTGTCAATGGAAATATCGAGGCGTTGAATGTGGCTATGCAAAAAAAAGATACTTTGACTTAAACAACAACCCTACGGATGAGGCAAATGATCAATGCGCGAAGAAATATGAAAGCTGTGCATTACGCTTCCCAAGCGGCTTGTTGCCGTTTGGCGGATTCCCTGCCGCCAGATTGCAAACATGATTTCGAGACTTACGCTGCGATTGTTGCCCCGTTAGAGGCTTGCGGTGTGGTTTGTAGCGGCAAGTTTTGGCCGTGTCGAAATATCGCTGATGACCCTGAGCAAGACTTTGTAATGGACCCCAAAGACTTTGCAGTAGCTGCCTTGCGGGGGGCCGTGACAGCGGTTTTGCACTCACACCCAATGGGAGGGCCTGCCAGCGCTGCAGATCTGTTGGCCTGCCGTGGGACTCGCCTACCGTGGCACATCTACTCAATACCAGATGAGCAATGGTCAACTATCAATCCCTGATCGGTAGACAGTGGGACTACGGCCAAAACGATTGCTTCTCGTTGGTTCGCGAGTGGTTCAGCATGAAGGGCGTGATCATCCCTGATTTTGAGCGACCTGACGACCTAGAACACTGTGAGAGTATTTTCTTGGCAGAAGCCGAAGCCTGTGGGTTCTTTCAGGTTGAATTTGAGCGGCGGAGGCCCGGTGATGTCTTGATCATGCGTCTCGGCACTATGGCACCAATGCACGCGGCGATATTGCTGGACGATGAAAGGATCCTGCATCAGCGGCAAGATTCACTTAGTGCTGTTGAACCATTGCGTCAGTATTATGTGAGCAGAGTCGCGGCGGTCGTTAGGCATGATTCAGACCGTCAGGTTGCTGGGTGATCTCGGCCAGCGTTATGGCGTTGAGCACAAATACACAAATCTGAGGACACCTGCAGAAGCGATAAAATTACTTTGTATTAATCATCCTGAGCTACAGCGCGAGCTGATTACGGCGCATGAGCACGGGATTGGATACCGAGTGATTCAAGCGGACACCGATCTGGATTATCCAGACTTGGGCCTGCCGATTGGACAGCATGACCTGATCGTCGCTCCTGTGATTGCAGGCAGTGGTGGCGGTGGGGTGGGAAGGATTTTGATCGGGGCCGCTCTTGTAGCAGGCGCATTCTTTACAGGTGGCGCGACCATTGGCCTTTTAGGCTTGGCGGCGCCAGTCGCTGTCTCAACGGCGATTGGCGCAATCGGCGCCAGTTTGATCCTCGGCGGTGTCTCTCAGCTGCTGTCACCTCAGCCAACAATTGGCAACCTGGGCTCTAATCGATTAGGCAGCGGTGACAGCCTGTCAACAGATGGCCCGCAATCCGTCACCCGGGGCACAGATGGCCGCCAGTCGTACGCTTACACCGGAGCAGCTAACACCGTTGGGGTTGGCGCGACGATCCCAGTGGCCTACGGTGAGGTGCTGATTGGGTCTCAGCTGCTCTCAGCAAATGTAGATGTTACAGATGAGTCTGATCCATTACGGAATGTGATCAAGACGCCAGGGCCTGAAACCATTCTGTTCGGTGGCGAAAAGATTGGATTTAGCAAAACTGAAGCGTCTGGCATTAGATGCAGAAGATGGGAAT